CACAAGCCTCATTTTGTTGGTTAATCCGGTAGATTATTTCCGCAGAGTGCTCCCGGCCACAAGGATGCTGACTCCGGATGGAATCTATGCATCTGTGCTCCCGGTGGACGCTGAAATCATTCAGAGCGCAGCTGTTCCGGAGGGAAAAGCAGTATATGGAATGGCAACCAAGTATTTCCTGGGAGTCGGAATGGCAAAAAATGGAAAAATTGAATATTCTGACGAATACAGATTCCTGGAAGATGAGAGGGTATATCTCATCAAGCTGTATGCTCATGGTTTCGCACTGGATAACAATGCTTTCCAGGTTCTGGATATCAAGGATCTCCAGCCGTTACGTTTTAAGGTTGTAAGCGAGACAGAAAAAACAAAGACAGATGATGCAACACTGGTCGACTTAAAAATTGGTGCACTGAAACTGTCTCCGACATTTACAGCAGAAACCACAGAATACACAGCAACCACACAGAATGCGTCCAACACAATCACAGCAGTACCGGCAAGTTCCACAGCGGAAATTGAGATCACGGTGGGAGATGTGAAAGTGACAAATGGAGCAGCAGCAAACTGGTCCGAGGGTTCCAATACTGTGACTGTAAAAGTGACTGACGGAGCACAGACAAAGAGCTACAAAGTAACAGTGACAAAGGAGTAAATGAATTATGGCAGACGATAAAGATAACAAGCTCCTAAACGAGATCAAAAATTATCTGGAGATAACCTGGGATGATTCCCTGGGAGATGAGAAAATCAGGGGCATGGTCAAAAGAGGAATGGCTGCCATAAGCGGGAAAATAGGGGAGTGCAATTTCTATGAGGAAACTCAGGAAAAAGCACTCCTTTTTGATTATGTCATGTATGCCAGAGCGGGGGAGATACCACAGTTCTGGCAGAATTACAGAGATGAGATCATTTCTCTGCAGATAGACAGAAAGGTGGACGGATATGCCGCGGATCAGTAGTAAGCATTTTGAAAATTTTGGAGACGGCCTGCTGACGATCTGTGAAGCGGATGAACGAAGTCTGACCAGAACAAAGTTGGAGCATATACGTTTTGGAAACAGAACGGTAGGCGTAACAAGATACTGGAAGGCGCAAACGGCCGGAAACCAGGTGGATAAGCTTCTAGCAATTCCGCTGGAGGTACTGGATGCAGAGCAGATCGAGGTCAATGATGTGATTATTCTGGAAAACGAGACGGACTGGTTATGTGGCAATATGACATTTGATGAGTCAGAGATGAAAGACAGAGCCGGGCATTATCAGATCAAGCAGGTACAACCGAAGTATGATACGAAACCGCCGGCGTTGTATTTATCACTGGAAAAGCTGATGCACCCGTTCAAAGATGGGAGGGATTCTGGTGGCAATTAAAATCGGAGACCTAGCCAAGGCAGTCATGAAAGAGCTGGATGATTATGGCGTGGCGGTCGGCTTGGAAGTCGAGAAAGTGTCCAAGGAAGTTGCCGAGGATACAGCAAAAATACTGAATAAAACATCTCCAAAGCTGACAGGAGACTATGCAGCATCATGGACCTATGGGACGGGAGAGACCAAAAGGACAAAGCATACAATGGTTGTCTACGCGGATAAACCGGAATATGCTTTGACACATCTACTGGAGAAAGGACACCAGAAACGGGGCGGTGGAAGAACCAAGGCAATAGCGCATATTGCACCTGCAGAGGAGGAAGCAGTAGATGAGCTGGAAAAGGAGCTGAGGATGAGATTATGACCAAAGATCAAATTGAACAGATGCTGGGAGAAATGGGAATCCCATTCAGATATCATCATTTCACACAGAAAGAGATGCAGGGCATCCCGCTCCCTATTGCTGTATGGCTGACACCGGGAACAGATAATTTTTTCGCAGATGGCAAGACATACAAAAAGATAACGAAACTGGATATTGAACTCTACACAGATGACAAAGACTGGGAGCTGGAGAAAAAGCTGGAGGAAGTCCTGGACAAATATGGCATTGCCTGGGAACAGACGGCATCTGAATGGCTGGAGTCGGAGAAAATGTGGGAGTCATTATATGAAATGGAGGTATAGAAAATGACTGGAGAAGAGAACAAAGTCAAGTACAACATTAAAAACGTTCATGTGGCCAAGCAGACAGAAAAGAACACAGAGGGAGCTACTACATACACGTATGATGCTCCGAAAAGTATTCCTGGAGCGGTCAGCATCAGCCTGGACGCGCAAGGAGAGATTTCCAAGTTCTACGCGGACGGAATTGCGTACTATGTGACAAGTGCAAACAATGGATATGAGGGAGATTTGGAAATGGCACTCATTCCGAGCTGGTTCCGCGTGGAAATTCTCAATGAGGAGCAGGATAAAAATGGTGTTCTGGCGGAAAATGCAGACAAAACAACGAATCCGTTCGCTCTACTGTTTGAGTTTGATGGAGACGTGAAAGCAATCCGCAGATGCTTATATAACTGCACATGCACAAGACCGTCTATTGCATCCGAGACAAAAGAGGAGACAGTAGACCCTGGAACAGAGACTCTGACAATCACAAACAGTCCGAGAAAAGACGGTCTGGTAAAAGTACAGACAGGACCGGACACAGCAGATGGAACATATACAGGTTGGTACAACAAAGTATATGAGCCGGTTGCCGTGACAAGCGAGGCGGCACAGACAGCTGAAGCAAAGAGATAGGAGGGATAGATTATGCTGAGAAAAAAGGTGGAAATTGATGGCAGAGAGGTGGAGTTCAAGGCGTCAGCAGCGGTGCCGAGAATCTACCGGATGAAATTCCGCAGAGATCTTTTTGTGGATTTGCAGAAAATTGCAAAGTCTGTGAAAAAGAAAGGCAAAAAAGAGGATAAGGAGTCAAGCGAGATTCCGATTGAGGACCTGGAAATGTTTGAAAATATCGCGTATGTCATGGCACAGCACGCGGATCCGGAGAATGTGCCGCCGGACATTATGGACTGGCTGGAGCAGTTCAACACATTCTCTATTTACCAGATCCTGCCTGCCATTCTGGAACTCTGGAATATGAATGAGGAGACGAAAAGTCAGGCAAAAAAAAACTTAGACCGAGTAGCAGGGAGTTAAATACTCCACTATTCCTCCTGAGATGCTGTCAGGTCGGAATCTCTATCCGGGATCTTGATCTGCTAACAGTCGGAATGGTCATGGATATGTTTACTGAGCAACAGAATGATTCGTACAAATATCCGAAGATGGCAACACAGGAGGATTTTGACAAGTTCTAAGGAGGTGGAACAGGATGGCGACAGGCCGGAATATCAAAGGAATAACGATTGAAATCGGCGGAGATACCACGGGCCTGCAGAAAGCCCTAAGCGGTGTAAACGACAAGCTGAAAAATACCCAGGCACAGCTGAAAGACGTGAACACTCTGCTGAAATTAGATCCATCAAATACGGTGCTGGTAGCGCAAAAACAGGAATTATTGAAAAATGCGATAGCAGACACAGCAAACAAATTGGATACGCTGGAGGCGGCACAGAAAGATGTGACGGCGGCTCTGGAGGCCGGAAAGATTGGTCAGGAGGAGTACATGGCTTTCCAGCGGGAAGTTGAGGCAACCAAGGCAACACTGAGCCGGTATCAGTCAGAACTGGACGGATTAAACACCGAACAGGACAGACTGGCTACAAATACCGAACGTCTCAGCAAATTATTTGATGCTCTGGGAGCGGACGTGGATGATTATGCGGACGTCCTGGGCAGCAAGTTGGTAACAGCAATCAAAAACGGATCTGCATCATCAGATCAGTTAAAACTGGCCATTGAAAAGATCGGAAGATCAGCCACAGACGGAAAAGCTGACATCAAACAGATGACAGACGCTCTGGATACGGTAGACGATGGACAGGCAATCAAGAACCTCATCCAGGACTTGAAAGAAGCAGGAACACAGACAGACAACACAGCAGAACAACTGGACGAGATGGGAAAAACCCTCTCAGCAGGCGCATTGATGGAGGCTGCTGATCAGCTTTCTGGACTGGGGGATAAAATAACAGAATTAGGAGACAAAGCAAAGGACGCTTTTCTGGAGACACAAGATGCCACAGTAAAAGCGTCCACTTATTTTGGAGAAACCGGGAAAGCGGCTGAGGAAACAGCCGGAGTCATCAAGGACGTATATGCTGAGGGCGTGGGAGATTCCATGGACTCTGTATCAAATGCGGTCATTACGGTCAAAAAGAACCTGAAAGATCTGGATGAGACTACACTGACACATCTGACAGAGCAGGCAATCACGCTGGATGAGCTGTATGGAATTGACATGAATGAGACTCTCCGAGGTGTCAACAGCCTCATGGAGCAGTACGGACTCACGGCACAGCAGGCCATGGACTATATCGTAAAGGGTACACAGAATGGCCTGGATAAGACAAACGAGCTGGGGGATAACCTCTCAGAGTATTCTGGAAAGTTTGCTCAGGCCGGTTATTCCGCTCAGGAGTATTTCCAGCTATTGCAGAACGGACTGGACAATGGAGCGTATAACCTGGACAAGGTAAATGATGCCATTAACGAAGTCACGACCAGACTGGTTGATGGAACTATAGCGGATTCACTGAGCAAAATTGATGAAAAGACCGGGGAGGTACAAGCCGGAACCGGAGGCTGGAGCAAAGAAGTTGAGGATGTATTCAAACAGTGGCAGCAGGGCGGAGCTACACAGAAAGATGTTATTGATGCCATTGTGACAGATATTCAAAACACAGAGAACCAGCAGGACAAACTGAACAAAGCAGCGCTGGCATTCGGTACAATGGCCGAGGACGGCAATGCGAAGTTTATCGAGTCGCTCACTACGGTAGGGGACACCTATGATGACGTGGCTGGATCAGCAGAGAATATGTTCGACCAGTCCACGACAGACTCCCAGACGTTTGAGGCAAGCATGAGACAGCTGGAGCAGAGCCTGATTCCGTTGGGAGAGGCACTGATGAACCTGGCAAACAATATCATTCCACCGATAGCAGCAGGATTGAAACAGGCGGGAGAGTTTTTCGGAAAACTGCCAGAGCCGGTACAGAATTTTGTGATTATACTGGGGGCTGTGATTGCCGCCTTTACCACTTTAGCCCCTGCCATAACAGCGGTTATGATGATTGTGGGAACGCTAGGAACAGCGGTCCTAGGACCAATCATCGGAATTATTGCCGGTGTAGCTGCAGCAATTACCGCAATCATAGCCATTGTGAAAAACTGGGGCGCTATATCGGAGTGGTTCGGAGATTTATGGGTAAAAGTGAAAGAGAAATGCTCACAAGTGTGGGAATCAATCTGCTCATTTTTTACCGAAACGATACCGCAGGCATGGGACAGCCTGGTGGCAAAATTCCAAAGTATCCCGGAATGGTGGTCAGGAATCTGGAAGCAGATTTCAGATTTTTTCACAAACGCATGGAATACGATCATGCAGAATCCTGTAGTACAAGAAACTATAGGAACCATAACAGGCCTTTGGCAGACCGGAGTTAATACAATTCAGTCAATCTGGAGCGGACTTGTTGATATCGCAAAAGGTGCATGGGAGCTTTTGAAAAACACGATTCTCGCACCGGTTCTTTTACTGATAGATCTCGTAACAGGAGATTTCAGCAAATTAAGCACGGATGCACAGGCTATCTGGAATAATATCAAAAATGCAGCAAGCCGGATCTGGACAGGAATCAAAACGGTTGTAACAACACTGATACAGGGGCTAAAAACGAATGTCTCAACACTATTCACTAGCATAAGAGATATAGCAACCGGAATTTGGGAATCTATAAAAGAAAAAGTTACGACTACAGCTGGAAAACTGAAGGATTCAGCTATTGATGCGTTTGGAAACATGGTATCAAACATTGGCACGGCCTTGTCTGGCTTAGGAACCGTAGTCGAGAATGGATTTCAGTCGGCTATTAACTTTATCACTTCCCTTCCCGGGAAAGCATGGAACTGGGGCGTAGATTTCGTGAATGGAATCGCAAATGGAATCAGAAATGCTATAGGAGCTGTTACAAGTGCTGTTTCA